TAAATCTGAGCACAAGCAAAAAGAAAGGGCGGCCCCTCCGTGGTGGAGAGGCCGCCCTGAAGCACTTGCCAAAGCGGGGCCGCTTGCGGCGGCGAGTCGTAAAATGCCATTTTTTACTAGTATCCTAACACAGCCACGCAGATCTATGTTCCACGCTTAGTGTAAACCTGCCGGATCGCGTCTGCGTAGAGCCCGCGCACCTCCTGGGCCTGGCACACGCGCTGAATCGTGGTGTGGCTCACGCCCCACCGCTCCGCGAGCTGGCGCTGGCTGTATCCGCTCTCTTTTACCTTCTGCTGAAACTCATCTCCGGTCATGGCGTGTGTGAGAATGCTTTGAGTGAGCGAAGAAACGCCCCGTCCCGGCCGATGCCGAGGCGGGGCGTTGTGTGTTAGTTGCCGAATCTGATGATGAACTCATCCCCGCTTATCTCTTCGGTGCTCATCTTTACCGTGAGCACGTCGGGGGCGGGGTGATCTTTGACGGCTTGCAGGGCCTTTTCTTCGCTGACGTTGGCAACGATAGTTCTTTCTGTTCTGGTCTTAACTGTATAATGCATGACTTTTGAGGGCTCTGAGTGAGCGAGTATCGAGCGGCATGGCTACCGCAAGCGGGGAATCGCCCCCGCGCTTTCGCCCGGAACCACCGGGCTCGTCAGGCGGCTAAATCAGACCGAACTTTGTCTGGTCAGGAAGTTCATTAGCGTGCTCTTCGCGCTGTGCCTCAACTCGGACCTCGTCCTCCGCGCCTCCAAGCTCGTAGATCAGAAACTCCTCCTTATCCTGTCGTGCCCACACGCGGCGAGTACTCGCCATCTTCCCATCGACCTCTTCATGACCGGCAAACTTCATCGAAAGGCGAGCATTTGCGTGATCGGCTTGTGCCGCTCTACGTCGCTCAATCGCTTTCTTTATCGCGTTCTTAGCGACCTCGCGGCCTGATGTTAGCTCTTCTCCGTCCCAGCTTGATGTGTATGCTTGCATTTCCATGTCTCTGTGTTGCTTTGAGTGAGCGGTTGGCGAGTCCCTCCCTCCCCTTTCTGCACCCTCTTTTACATGGCACATTATGTGCCGTTCCCCGCAAAAAGAGTCTTCACATTCTTTCACATTAGGTCCGCACCCTTTGCCAATTCTCGTTCCACTCTCCATCTACATGGTCTAGGATCTCGTTCACCATATCTGGCGTGAGCGCCCCCGGGATTGGGACTGCTAAGTATCGGGTGCCATCCTCAACCACCATGACCGAGACATCGGCTCCAAAAACGTCGGAGCCATCTTCGAACCCTGGGGTCTGTCCAGTCAGATCCTCAACGCCATCTACAAGCCTATCAAATGAACCCATCACCTCACTAAACGCGGCCATCACATGATCACCTCTTTTAACAGTCAACGGGTTACGCCCGCTCCACCTCTCCACGCTCCAAGGGCACCACGCACAGGCGGCCCTCTCCGTCCCGGCGCAGGCGCACTTCCTCCCCGTCAAGAGCACGGCGAGCGGCCTCCAGGGCAAGGGCAACTTGCTTCTTGTCTGGTTCGGGTCGGCGGTCAGGATGGCTCATGGCTACTGGTCGTAGCTGGTCGCGTAGGCATAGGCGTGAACGGACAGCGCCTTCTTCACAGGCGGGAGCGGGTCGCCCATCATGCGGCGGTCCAGGCGTGCAAACTCCACCACCTGAAGGGCTCGCCGCCAGTCGCCGTAGTTTACTTCTAAGTTTAGCTCGCTCATAATTGCGGAAGGTCTCCAAGGTCAGGCTCAGATGATTGCTCGTCCTGATACGTCTCCTCGTCCAGTATCGGGAGCATCGTGCAGCGGCAGTTCACGACGTTCGCAGGGCTCCCAGACGGGTCGCCGGGAAACTCCAGCCGCTCTCGCGCCTCCTGCGGCCGTCCCGCCCGAGGACTCACCCTGAACGGCTCGTCCAACCGCACCGTCTGCCCCTCACTGTCGGCCTCCAGGTGCCCCGGCCGCACGCGGTTGTCCCGCGTACTGAGCCACTTCCGCCCCACCGCCCCGAGCTCGCGCATGGCCGACATCTGCCCTGCCTCAAAACCTGTCTGTGTTGTCGTAGCGGCGATGCGCTGGGCGCGGCTCTGCTTCCCATCGTCTTGCGGGAGCGCCCCCATGCTTTCCACCTCTTCGGTGATCTTCTCAGCAACGTCTTGAACCGAATTGGACGGGTCGTCCTGGGCAATGCGGATAACCTCGTTGATGCGGCGCCGGGTCGCGTCGGTGATGCCGGTGGCTTGGCTGTTCAGTTGCCGCTGGGCGTTTTGCACAAGCGGATCTTGCGGGTTGAACGCGCCCTCGGCCTCGAACTCATCCATCCTGCGCAAGCCCACCTCAAATCCCTGCTGGATGACTTCGGGCACCTCCTGGTCGAACCGCTCCTGCAAGCGGCGCCGCAAACTGTCTTCATTCAGAATCTCCGTAGCGGTAAGTAGGCGAGACCCCGACTCGGGGCGGCCAGGGAGCGCGAAGTTGCCCTCCTCCAGTGCCCCCCGGATCTCCTCAGCCGTCACGCCGAACACCGAGGCCATCGCTTGCGCTACCTCCTCTTCGATTGGCTGCTTCTCTTCATCGACCTCCTCCGCCTCGCTCTGCCGCACAACCTCCCGCTGACGGGGCGTGAGCCTGCTCCACACCCCTGCCCGCTTTGCGCGGACGTATCCGCCCAGCCCGAGCAGCCCAGCTTTATCAAGCCGCCTGCGCTCGCTACGCGAGGCGGCTACAGAAAATCCCCCACGTCTGCGTCAGGGTCGCTCGCGCTTTGCCCTGCAAGCAGTGCCCCACTGCCGAGCGGGCGTTGTCCTTGCGGAGCGGTCGGCTCGTCGGCCACCTCGTTGTCGAAGGGCTCTTTGCCGTCCCGCTCGCGGATCTCGTTGCGCGTCCGCAGCCCCGACTCGACTAGGATGCGATCCGTCTCCGCTTGATCGCGGCGGCTGGTCGGCGTCACGTCAGGGGCCATCACGCGAAGCGTGCCCTCTGGCTCGAAGGCTTGCTCTAAGCCCATCGTGAGCTGCTGCGCCGCCTCGTCAAGAAGCGGCTGTACCGTCCCACGCATGAACTCTTTGCGGGCCTCTTCGGACTCGGCACGGTTGGAGTCCATATCCAAGAGTGCTTGCGGCACGCCGGTCACGCGGAAGATCACGGTCTGGTCCAGGCCCTGCGACTCAAGCATCTGGAACGACTCGGGGTCGATGCTCACGTCCTCTAGCTCCATCCCGTGATCGAACACGGGCACGCCCTTCTGCCGCCCCTGGCGGGCAAAGAACTTCTGCTTGAGGCGCTGCCCGTACTCCTCCTTCTGGCTGCGCTGCAAGTTCTCGTCGGTTGAGAGGTACACCAGCGGCGGCCGCCCCTGCTCAAAGGTCTGCCGCCTGTACTCCGACGCAAACTTGTCGCCTGCAACCTCACTGGCAAGCGCCTCCAGCAACGATTGCGTCTCGTATGGGGAATGAGGGTCGGTGCGCTTCAACTCCATGATGTCACGCGGGTCCAGCCGGATGTCTCGGCCGTCATCGCGCTCGTAGATGTACCCGTCCACGCCCCCCTCCCGTGATGCGAGCGGCTGTACATACCCGAACTCGGGGTAGATCTCATAGAGGTGCTCAGGGATGCCCCGGCTGTCGTCCCACACAAGCTGCGGGGCGCGGCCCTGAAGGTCCCGAGCCAGAGAAACCCACTTCCAGTACACGTACGGCGAGCGGCTTTCATTCGGGCGCCGGATCAGGTCCAGCCACGGGTGATCTTCCTCGACCTCCTCCCAGCCCTCGCCCGTCTTGCGCTCAACGCGCAAACCGGGACCCTCCCTGGACGGCAGCACGGCACTGGCAAAACGGCGGGCACGGCGGCGCACGCACGCCTCGAACGTGCCGCGCAGAAGCTCCCGCTGCTCGTGCTCGGACGGGCGCCCATAATCACGGAGGCCAAGCACATTGCTGATCGAGTATTGGTCCGCTACCTGAATGTTGGCGCGGGTGCTGGAGCTAAAATCAAACATACCGGAGAACAGTCAGCGTCAGAAAGATCGTGGTGCCAACCGCGTAGACTATCAGGTGCCCCAAGTTGTGGCGGCCGGTGTCCAGGTCCTCCACACGGATTCGTAGCGTGAGGTCGGCGGCCGCCACAAGCGGATACATGAGAAGCCAGAGCAGCAAATGAGTCATACGATCACCATGCTTGGCGAAGAGTCTTGAAGCATCAGTTCCGTCATCGCCCAGGTCAGGGCATCCACCCGGTCGGGCGACTCGTCGCT